GCGATATGGCATTTGTAGGGACCGAAGAAGAATTTGCCCGTCTGTTAGCATAACCGAAGGAAAAAGCTATGTGGTTTGCGTTTCCCCCAGGCGTTGAGTGCATTTCCGTTGAACGCCAAGAGTTTATCGCGGAAGGAAAGGACAAACTTGGCCGCGATTGTTTCCGGGCCCCGGATCATTTCGCGCCGCGGATTTTGGCCATTCCCGGCTTTGTCCCTGCAAGTGAACTGGTGGGCGATGTTCCATCTGATCTTACGCCGACAAGCCCCGATATGGAAAAAGCCATTCAACAGCTTGCAGAGCAACGTGATGCTGACGGCGTTCGTATCCAAGGACTGACGGAAGACTTGGCCTCGCTTTCGGCAAAGCTTGAGGCTATGACGAACGAACGTGACGAAGCACACAAGCAAATTGAAATTCTGCACGAGCAGATTGAAAATTTGCAACAAGAATTGGAAGACGCCGGTGAGCCGGCAACAGCGGCAAAGAAGTAAGCCATGAGTTTGCTCGGCGGCGATTTGACCACGCCACAACGCGTAGCGACGTGGATGGCAAACGCCCCGAGTATTCCTAGCCCAATCATATCGCAGTTGATTGGCTCGATGACAAATTTGATCTATAGTAAATTAAACCGAGCTCGTTTATATAGTCAAACTTTTACGAGAACATTTGACGGTGTTGGCACAGCGCAGATTATGCTGCCGGATTATCCCGTAACAAGCATACAGGCCGTGCAACAGGGTTCAGCACTTATACCGCCGTCTGTATTGCCGAACGCGAATGGAACATACAATGCAGGAGTTAATCCTGGCTACGGTTATCGGTTTATTCCCTGGTCTGGCAATTTGCCTGGCGATACGGCGATGGTGGAACTTAACGGAGGGTTCTTTTGGCCAGCGCCTCAAAATGTCCAGATCACATATACGGCCGGATATCTTATACAAAACGAACAGCAAAGCGTTCCAACAACTGGACCGTACACGATAACTGTTAATCAGTTTCAGGGAATTTGGTGCCGGGACAACGGTGTGACGTATGCGGCAACCGGCGCGGCTTTAACGCCCGTGACGACAATTACTGCCGCCGGTCAGTATATCGTTGGTCCTGATAGCACACCGGGGCTTTATACTTTTGGCGTTGCCGACGAGGGCCAAGCCCTGTTGATAAGCTATTCTTTTATTCCCGCCGACCTTGAAGAAGCCGTTAATCAAATGGTCGTCGAGCGGTATGCTTATAGGACTCGGGTAGGTGAAATTAGCAAAAGCCTAGGCGGGCAAGAAACAGTCCGGTTTGCCCGAGGTTCTATGGGTCCGCCGTGGGGCAAAACAAGCTCGTTGCCGCCCGAGGTTATGGATTTGATAAATCCGTATATCAGCGTTCTGCCGCCGACTATAGGAGCGCCGGTATAATGTTGGGAGTGAACTATACCGTTCCGCCGAACCTTGAAGACCTAGACGGGCGAATTAAAGCGGCTGTGGTAAGCAAGCTGATCGAGCTAACGCAAGTTATGTTCGACAAGGTGCAGGAAAACCTAAACGGCAAGATTTTGCAGAAGCAAACAGGCCAGTTGGCTAGTTCTATGCAGCAGACGGTAGAAATCAGGGAAAACGTGTCAACCGGAGCCGTTTTCCCTGAACCCGCTTCGCCTAAAGCTTGGGCGTTGGAAAAAGGCGGAAAAGGGTATTATGAAATTTATCCGACCAAAGCCGCCGTTTTGAGTTGGGTGGGTAAAGAAGGCGGACGAGTTTTCCGTGCCAGTGTCAATCATCCGCCGTCTAAGGATTTTCGGTATATGGAACTGGCATTGGATGAAATGCGCGAATTGGTTCCAGCCGGTTTTGAAGCAGCGATACAAGAAGTATTGGACAGCAGAGCGTGAGCACCGCGACACGCACAGTGGTTATGGCGAAGATTGAAAGCATAATTGCCGGAATGACGTTCGGAACCGCTATAAACGGCAAAACCACTTGGCAAACCGTAAGTAACCGTTTGAGGCTTTGGGCTGACGTAAGTCCCGATCAACAACCGGCGGCGTTTTTAGTAACGCACAACGAAGTTGATGAATACAAGCATCTAGGCACCTACAGGCGTCGGTTAAATTTAGGCATTTGGTGTTACAGCCGAAGCGACAGCACACCAGGCCAGCCTGATCTTGACACGATGATGGAAGCGTTTGAGGCGGCTTTTAACGTGCCTGACAATCCGAGCACAGGTAGCAACACGCTCGGAGGGCTTGTATATTGGTGTAGGATAGAAGGCAAGACTTTCAAAGACCCGGGAGACTTGGACAGTCAAACACTTTTGATTGTCCCGCTGATTGTTGAAATGCCGTAGATAAAGCTAAAGTAGGTATATGGGCAAGGGTCCCCCTTGTGCATATCTCTACCTTGGGTTCTCAAACAAAGGAGACTAATAATGCAGTTGATTTTTGGTATCGGGGCTTTGTGGGGAACTCGCTCCGATGTGACTGGTGTTGGCCCTGATCAATTTGCCATCTTGCAAGACAACAGTATTGATTTTCAATTCGAGGTTAAGGAACTGTATTCGCAGCTTGGTTATCCAGTGGACATTGCCCGTGGTAAAGGCAAAATCACAGGCAAGGCCAAAATGGCCCGAGTTTTTGCGGCACTTTATGCTGATTTGTTTTTCGGCGCATCTGTTGTCACCGGCGAAGACAATGTGAGTGAAAACGAGGGATATACGCTGGCGGCGACTACGCTGGCGGTGGCGCACGCATCGACTTTTGTGGCCGACCTTGGCGTCTACTACAACAGTGGTGCTCAGCTTCGGTTTACCTACACTACCGCCGCGCCATCGGCCGCTGGGCAATATACCACAGGGACGAACGGCAGCTATACGTTTTACTCTGGTGATATCGGTGCCCAGATTGCAGTATCGTATGTTTACACCGACACAAACGGTAAGACAATTACGATTACGAACGCCTACATGGGCTTTACGCCGACGTTCATGGGCACGTTCTACCAGCAGCGCGCTACGCAAGGTAGCTCGGGCCAACTGACGCTTCGGCTAAACGAATGTGTCAGTTCCCATCTGACCATTCCGTCGCGGATCGACGACTACGCAATGCAAGACTTCGACTTCCAAGCGTTCTCTGGCGCAAATAACCAGATCGGCACCATTTCTACCTCGGAGTAATACTTGTGTTTTCAGGAACGAAGATAAAGATTGGCGACGAAGAATTTGTTCTTCCGCCGCTGTCACTCGGCCAGTTGCGTGGCGGTTTGTTAGCCAAGCTCCAAGAGCATGACGACAAACTCGCCGCGCAAGATGTTTTCGGCGCTACGATAATCAGAGGCGAAGTTATTCTTGAAGCTTTGCGCCGAAATTATCCGGATTTTCCAGAACAAAAAGTGTTTGACAATTTAGATCTCGGTAACACACTTAACCTTTGGCTTTTGGTTTTAGGTTCAAGTGGCTTTACGCCGGGGGAAACGGCGGGGGCGGAGAAGGAAAACCCGACTGGGATCTCCGCCCCATCTACAGGTGCTTAGCGGCTGCGTATGGCTGGACGTATTCACAAACGGACAGCCATACGTTGCTTGAAGTAAACGAGCTTATGCTCGGCTGGGAAGATCATACGCCGACGAACATATTGGTCAAAGCCCTGCTTGAAGGTTTAGGCGGCGGCAAAGCTAATAAGACGCCGACAGCGGACGAGTTTCAGCAGCTTGCCCCCGAGGCTATGAAAGCGATGCAGGACTCGGCAATGGAAGCTATAGTAGCCAAAGCCGGAAACAGGTTGCCAGTTACCCGCGGACGTGACAAAGGTTTGCCCCACAGGGGGCCGATTTTTGACGTGGAACTTTTGCGCGACAAGAATGATACTGTGGCTAAAACTTTCCGAAAGGGGTCTGTGAATGTCTGAGAGTAACAATCTTGGCATTCAAATTACAGCCACGTCGGCAGCCACGGCGACTATAAAGCAGCTTGAGAATACCGTCCGGGCGCTTGAAGGGACATTAAAGGCGCTCGGTGGAACGGCTCAAGATGTTGGCGGAAAAATAACAAATAGCTTGCAGAATGAAATCAATGCAATTAACAAAGAAATTGCCGCGAGATCGCAGCAAGTTGAAAGCATTAAGAAAGTCACGGCTGCTATTAAAGAGCAGGGTGAGGAGGCGAAATTAACATTCAGCACGTTGCAGGAAAATATTAATCGTAACTTAGGCTTAAATGTAGAGAGAGAAATTTACTCGGCTGTAGATAGCTCTAAAATCTTAGCTAAGTCGCTAAGCGCTGCGGCCGAAGCAGATGCAAGATTTCGTGATAGCGAGTTGCAAACGGCAAAGGCAACGGAAGTTGCCACAAGAGCCATGCAACAGCAAGCTAGTGTTGTGCGGTCTATGTCGGGCGCGCAGCATTTTAGCTACTATACAGCCAAACAGGGTGTAGGGCAGACAGCTATTTCGGCTCAGCAATCAGTAAGTGCTTTTGAGCAAAATGGTTTGACGGCAAAAGAACGCCAGATCAATTCCCTAAAACCGGCCAGTGGCGAAACAACCCAGCAGACAATAGAGCGGCTTACGGGTGTTAACCGAGCCGTAAGTGAAAGCGCAAAATATTGGCGCGAGTTAGAACTTGCTGAAATAGCAACAGGCAAAGCTGGTGTAGACTCTTTAGGCAAACCGATACCAAAGGTTAAACCCGAGAGCGGTAGGTCTGGCGGTGCGGTAAGCAATTTTCTGCAAAAGGAAATGCGGCATATTGTCGGTCTTTTTGACTCACTTGCGCGCGGAAGCCGGGGGTCGGCAATGTCGGCAATCGGCGCTGCGGCCAGAGATGCCGGGCTCGGTGTTGGGGCCTTAGCTACGTCAATGACGGCGTTGGTTGGTGTTATGGCCGGTGCTGCTATTTTGCATCATGCCGAGGAAATGGGCAAGTGGGCCACGCAAGCAAGAGCGGCGGCAACGGCCACGGGGATGAGTTTACAACAATATACTTCTTTGCAGGGTGCGCTTCGCGGTTTGGGTGTAAGTGAAAACGAAGCTGATACGAGTTTGCGCAAACTGGCCGAAAGCATGAGCAAGGCCGTAGCGGAACCAACGAGTTTGGCGGCACAAGCTTTCCGTAACCTTGGTATTAGCCAAGAACAGCTTATAAAGACTAATGGCAATACTTACGCCGGGTTACAACTTTTGGCACAAGCGCAAGCTAATACGGCAGACGGAGCGAACAAAACCGCCAATATGAACGAACTGCTTGGGCGCGGTTTTGAGCGTCTTTTGCCGTTGATACAAAACGGCGCTCAAGGCTTGGACGCTATGACGGCGGAACAAATCAAGCTAGGCAACGCTTTGGATGAACAGGGCGCACAAAAACTTCAAGCCGCCGGCGGTGCTGTGGACCATCTCGGTGCCGTATTACGCGGCGAGGGCGTGTCTTCTATGGAAGCTTGGTCGGGTGCAATTATTGCAGTTGCTCATTCGCTTGAAACGCTGTTACGCGCTGTTGGTGCTGTGGTTGGTAGCGTAGGTCAGCTTGATACGTTTTTGGCTAAGTGGACTACGGTAAGATATAATTTCACGGGAGACAAATCCAAGGGGCCTATGTTGTCTTTTGGGCCAAGTGCCTATGAGCGGGCGCAGCAAGACGATAAGGCGGCCGAAGGCGGTGAAACGCCAGCAGCAGGCGGAGCTAAAGCTGCCGTGCCTGCATTGACGCCAGCAACCTCGGCGCTGGAAGCTATGCGCCAGCAAGCAGCGCAAGCGGCTCTGGCAGCCGTTCAGGGGGCTAAAACCTCTCAGGCAGCCCATACAGCAGCTTCCCGAGCTGAAATAGCGGTCATGGAAAAGACCCTTGCCAGTGCCCAGCTTACAGCAAGAGAAAAGACCCAACTTGAAACCGAAATAGCGAACAAGAAAATAGCCCTTGCTGAACAAGGTATATCAACTGGCGCAAAGGCCGCAAAGCAAGAATATGCCGATTTTGCTGCCGCTGAAAAACTCAAGATATCGGAAGCAGGCGGAAGCTCTGCTAAAATACTCGCAATTTACGACGAGTGGGCAAATGCGGCAAAAAACAAATTCAAAGAAAGCGCTGCGGTTGTTACGCAAATTGAACGAGACAAGGTGCAAGAGATTAATAAGATAAATCTCGGATTGTTAGAAGAAACGCGCAATAATGATCTAAAACAAAATCAACTAAATAGGTATAATATTGAAATCGGGCAAATGAGATCGCCCGGCTACAAGTTTTCAACGTCGGATGAGACTCCATCGCAACTTCGCAGTAAAGCCGCAAATGATATTGGCGAAGCGCAAAACATTGAAAGTTCGGCTCAGGCGCAAATAGCGCCCTTTAAAACCGTTGCCGCCGCCGCCCAACAAGGGTCCGATGTTCAGAAAAAAGCGCAAGATGATATATTGGCGATTTTGACCGAAGCTCGGGGTCAAGAAGTCGCGTTATATAAGCAAGCGGGCGAAGCCGCAGAGGAAGCGGCGAAAAAAGCCGCTGCGGCTTTTACAAGTTTCTTTTCATCAATAGGTTCGGCTTTTCAAAGTTTCGAGGACGCGGCGCTACAAGCAGTGATTGCGCCGAAACAAGAACTGATCAAACAAGGCTTGACGACAATAAAGAAAAACGAAGGCGGTATGGAAGTTAAGCAAGCGCTTAGCTCGATGTTGATGAGTGGGATTAAAGACGCCTCAAAGGGTGTTACCACAGCACTAAGTAATATGCTGGGTAGTGCCATTTCGGGCACTGCGGGAACGTCGTTAAGCGCCGCGCTAGGTCAGATGGTTGCAAAGGCCGTAAC